ATGACTCTTTCTTCTGGGTCTAATGATCCGTTCATACATCTCCTTGTCTACGGTTCTCTGACTGATGAATGTCAAACTCACCACCAGGGTAACGAGCCATCAGTTTGTGAACATTCATCTCAATGACTTCATCGATAGAAACATTGAGACCAATACATGCCTGAGCGACATACCACATGATGTCTCCAAGTTCACGTTTGAGATGGAATAGATTTTCATCATTGACGGGTTTACCCTGGAAGATAATCTTCTTGACAATCTCAGTAAACTCACCTGCCTCAGCAGACATTCCTACAGCAGCAGTAAGTAATCTCTCACTAGGAAACTCCTGTCCTTCTAGTTCTTGAAGACGATAGACGAATGCCTCAAAGTCTTTGCTTTGTTCCGAAGTAACGGCATCCACAAATTCCAGATATGCATCGGTGTTTACGTTTACTTTTTCTTCCATTTTATCCAATTCCTGTTGATACATTTCACGAGTCCACCCATCATTATAAGGTGAGTTAGCTTGAATTTGCAGTTCAGTCTTATTCATCAAAAGTTAAGTGAGGAAAATTTGTCTTTGGATTTTTTAGACTCTTCGTAATTATACTCCTCGTCTTGACCACTGTCAAGGATATCGTCCTGAGCAGATTGTTCACAATCATAAAGTCTCATCTTGGCACGATCAATACCCACAACAAATCTTTTGTTGACGGTTGGATCGTTGTAACGGTTCTTCAATTGTTTCACCATAATTTGTCCCAAGTCCTCAAGCTCATCTGTAGAAATAAGGGCAAACATAAGATCAGCAGTAGCAGGGAGACCAAAGGACTCAGAAGTGTCAGTAAGCTCAACGTCAGAGCTACCATAACCAGAACGAGTGGTCTGCGTGGCAGAAACGATAGGGACTCTTGTTTCAACAGCCAATCCTCTAAGTTCTTCTGCAATAGCTTTAATATATGAATATGAATTGACAGTGCTATTTCCGCGATACCTTTCGGAAGCACATATATTAAGGTAATCAACAAAAATAATATCAGGTCTAAATGACTTCTTAAGTGCAAGTTCATTAAGGAGTGATCTAAAATGTCCACTGTGTGCGCTTGCAGTTGGATACTCTTTAATTATAAGAGACCCCTGAGTTTTTTCCGCAAGTTTACTTACTTTGTTTTCAAACATTGACCGAGGCAAATCAGTCAACTGTTGAATAGGAATGTTCAAGAGATTTGCGTCAATTCTTTCTGCAATTTTTTCTTCAGCCATTTCCATCGTAATGTATAGAACATTCTTTCCTCTTAGAAGAACTGAAGCAGCAACGTGACACATAAACAAAGACTTACCCACCCCAGTGCCAGCAAGTGCAATGTTTAGACTTTTATTGCAAAGACCACCCTTTGTAATCTTATTAAAGAATTCTAAGTCAAATGGAATTCTTTCTTCTTTCTGATGATAGAAATCAAATCGTTCAGAAGCATCTTGCAGATAGTCATGTCCAACATGATTATCAAAACTTACGGATAACGCATCAGAGAGTATAGAGGGGATAGCATCTATACCTTTCTTTTCATTGTTACCATCCGCAATACCTATACTCTCCACAAGAGCAAGGTAAATCGCTCTATCTCTACACCATTTCTCAGTAACGTCAGTTAACCATTCTTCATTAGAGGAGTCCGTATCAAACTCAGAAAGAGAATCGACCACGGACTGGAATGTTTCCTGATTGATATCAGACCGTTTCTCGCACTCAATATTCAGAATCTCTACAGTAGGGCACTTATTGTACTCACCAATAAATCTCTCAGACTCTTCAAAAATTACCTTTTCATGAACACTATCAAAATAATCCTTCTTAAGAAAAGGAAGAACCTTTCTAGTGTAGTCCTCATTAAGAATTAGATTCTTAAGTATTGTCTTTTCAATCGTTTCCATCAATGATAGTGTAAGTATGTGCTCAGAATATATTTTGGTTTACCTTCTTTTACAGGTAAACCTCTATGTGGATACTGCCATGTGGGTGGGAACACCAGTACTGTACCAGTATTTGGTCTCACTGTCAATTTATGATATGGGAAATCAGTCTCGCCTCCAAAGAAGTCATCATTTAGATAACACAAAAAAGCAAGATATCTTTTTGCCGTATCATGATCCTGAACATCGACATGCAAATCAAACATATCATCAGAATCAGGTTCGTACTTTTTAATCCTAAGTTCTTCCAGAAAGATCTTATGAGGAAACCATTCAGAATAACTCTCCAAACCTTCTTTGTAAGATCTAAACACTTCAATAAATTTGTAAGAAAGAATCTGAACAAACTTACGATATTTTTTTTCTTGATTGAGATTTACTTGTGTGAAATTAGGGCGTCCAAAATTGTCAACACGTTCTTTGTTATCAGATTCTTCAAAAATATCAATTAAGGACTGGCAAGTTACAGAATCAAAAGCCTCACATTGCTTTATGAATTCATCCATATGCAAAGGTTTCTCTTGCAATTGCATCAAGTTTTTCCATAACATCATCGGTAAAGTATTCCTCGGGCGTTGCCAAGATTTGCTTTCCGTAGATTTTTTTTCCATTGATCTCATAACGACCTGCTACATTTTTCCAGAGACCCCCCAGTTCTCCCAGTTCGAGAAGACCATAATAACGATCAAGTCCACGTTCATCATAATACAAACGAACGGTAACATCCTGATTCTCTTTACTTAAACGCGACTTAGCAGTCTTTGCCTTGATAAGGTTTCCAACGACATCGGTGCCATCTTTTTCTTTTTTCTTGGACAGATAGATGATTGTAGAAGCAGCATACTTGAGACCACTGCCTCCTCCCATTTCCTTAGTTGGTACATAAGATCCGATGACATCATAGGTGTGATTGGTTACAATCATTGGAATGTTTGCTTGACCAAGTTTCAGTGTAAGCATACGGAATGCTCCTTTAACAAGTTGGGATTTGGTCATGTCCCGAACTTGTTTGTCATCTAATGCGTCACGAATCTCCTTCTCTGTAGAAAGCATTCCAAGAGAGTCTAACACAAACATGCAAGGTGCTCGTTCTCCTTCAGGTTTTTTTAAGTATATGTCAACTGCCTTCAGGGCCTTAGTTCTAAACTCTTCAATAGTAACAACATTGACAACAACTAATCGACTTAAGTCAATGCCACGACTTTCAAGAAGAGTTCTATTAACTGCTGCTTCAGTGTCAAAGTACAGACAGTAACCACCAGGATTACTATCCAGAAAATTCTTAACCACAGCGAGACTAAAGAAAGTCTTTCCAGTAGAAGACTCCCCAGCAATGGCAGTAATCTTATTCCCAGATACGCCACCAAATATACTACCTGAAACGAGTCCGTTAAAAATGTACGAACCCGTGTCCACGAAAGTTTCTGTGTCGTCGATGTCTGATGCCAGTTTGGTATAGTCATCCCCGATCTCTTTTACAATGTCTTTGAGAAAATCCATTTACGTTCAGAATAAGTTTGTTCATCAATAAGATTAAAACTTAAAGTTCTCCTCTCATTATCATGTTTTTGTGGGAACACCATATGTTGAAGCCAACTAGGGAAGACAATTACTTCTCCTGTTTGTTGGTCTGGAACCCACTCAGAGGAAGCCCAAGGTTGATAGTTTCCGTGAATGAAACAAAGCTCCGAGGGATCCTTAGGTACTTCTAGTAGTATTATACCAGATAAGTCCGCTGCATGTATATGTACTGGAGTAAAATCACCTGATCTGTACCTATTTACCCAGGCATCTGCCATAACAGTCTTTCCATCAAAACGATTGTCGTTCTGCGGAACAATCGAAAGAGAAAGCTTTTTGATTTCAGATGGGTTCATCTCCTTGTATAATTCACCCAAAGATTCTAAAAAATTTTTGAGTTGAGTACACTCACAGAATTGTTCTGTAAGGTACACCACATCAATGTCCCTGTCCAAGAGATCTTCTGATACTGGTTCAGCTTTAGAACTTTCAATGAACTTATTAACTTCATCCAGTATAAAGTTTGGACATTTGGCTACTAGAATGTTAGGTCCAAAAGGATTAAACATCCTATATTGAAAATCCGTCATGATATATTCCAATGAACATTACCAGCGATAGAAATTCTTTCTTCATCGCAGTCATAAAAAGGATAGACAGAGTGACTGAGATGTGCTGGAAAAACTACCATTGTTCCTTCCATAGATTTATCCATGTAGATAGGATGTGCTTTAATATTACCAACAATATCAGTATATGTAAACTGAAAGTCCGATGCTGCGGGGGAATTACTTACCTTCGCACTAGGAATAGTATGTTGTTCTCTCCAGTCAGTGGGAATCTGCATCCAAATTACGAAGGATAAAATTCCTGCATGATTATGTTGTGGATTAAACTCCAGTTGTTTCTGAAAATTAACCCACCACTCAATATCAAGTGATACATCAGGAGCGCTAGGATGTAACTCTGGTCCAAGCGTATCTATATTAGAATCTATAATGTGTTTGCATATAGGATACAAAACAGTTGATGAGAAAGTTACATCTTCTTCAAGAGCAAGACTTGAGGAAATATTTCCTGCAAGAGCATCAGACATATTTCTTCTTTGCACTTTGGCAATGTCTATCTTTTTCCAAAGAAGTTTGGTAATTTTCTTTGTGAGTTTAGTTCTATAGATTGGGAGATTAGGTAATTCTAAAACACTCCATTCAATATCATTCATATACCAAGAATTTTTCTTTGCCTATTAAAGTAGTCATGAAGTAACCAAGAACTACTATTCAGTTTGTCACTTCCACCAATACCATATTCAAACTCAACCCTAGAATTATCTCCATACATATCAACTTCTGGAGTATTATCCTTACCACGATCACCACCATTAGCAAAGACTATTGTCTGTGCAATTTCCAAACAACTCTCAATCGCTCCACATGCAGATCCCTTCTCATCATACGGAACAGTAATAACGGCATCGACCATCTCTAGGTGTCGAATAATCTCTGCACGTTCTTTCCAGTCTTGGAAGTACTGACCTTTCTTATCCTTCAACCACTCGTTTGTGTTCAATCCTACTACCAAATAGTTGGTAAGTTCTCTAGCTTTTTTAAAATATGCGATGTGTCCACTGTGGATAGGATCAAATCCTCCCGTCACAAGAGTAACTATTCTCTTCATGTAAAAAATGTCTCCAAAGTATTTCTTCTTTCAACTTCCCAACCAATACAATCAAGAATTACTTTGATCGGTTCAATGAAAGATTTGCTGAATTGCAATTCATAATTGACATACTTATCTAGGTCAAATTCAGGAGGGAATTCCTGAATAAAAGATATAACATTCTCATGCATAGGATTAGGCGTCTTTAGATAAACAAACTTAATCTTCTCACCACTTTGAATGTCTTGATACTTACCAGAAAGTTTTTTCTGTTTGACATAATGATTATAAAGAATAGATCCACGAACATGTATTGGTGTTCCTTTAGCATATAAGTCTGATGAAGATTTCCACTTATTGATGTTAGAGACGCTTCTAGGAAAAGCAATAGCTGAAACAGGGAGATCATAAAACTCCTTACGAGATGTTTCAATAAAATCAATCATCTCATCTTCAGTTGCACTCATCATTAACTTAAGACCATCCTTAATCATCTTACGACAAGGAGCAGGAGTGGAAGTTTTGATAGCTTCAATCCCCATGATCTTTAGTTTAGGTTCTTTATAACGGACCCCCTCACTATCCCATACGTTGAGAATATATCGTTTCTTTGCAGTCCAGATACCACGGTCAGCGATATTCTCTCGCTTCATTTGCATCTTCTGATCGTATGCGTTTACGTAGTCCGCGAGCTCTTGATAAGCACTGTCAATATACGGCTCAAGTTCCACCTCACACACCTTATCAAGGAACGTGACAATGCCTTCAGTAGTTTTTTCTCTTCCCTCGTATACAGTTTCGACCAAAGGACCCATATTGAGATAGATGGAATCAGTATCAGAAGCAATAACATAGTCAATATCCTTTGTTTTTAATACACGATTCATATATGAGTTTACCTTATTCTCAATCCAACGGATAGAGACTTGACCAGAAAGCGTAATCGCCTCCGCATTGGCCAGTTTATAGTACCTAAAATACTGATTACCGATAGCACCATAAGCAGAGTTGAGAGCAATCTTCTTAGCCATCTGGATATTGTTGCATCGTGCAATCTCCTTTTCCAGGTCTTTGGTAGGATTCTTCTCATAATCTTTCTTGGCTTGAATCATTTTCTTTTTGAAAATGACACGTTCGTTATACATTTTCTGCATAAGTTCGGGGAGAAACCCCTTCTTATCTTTCCTATACATTGCACCATTGGCACACACCGCATAGTCAGAATATAGTTCAAATGTAATATCTTGATTGAGAAGTTTATCTACTGTTGCTGATGGGTGTTTCTGATCCAGTAACGTCTCTGGCGAAATGTTGTACTGCATAATGAGGTGAGGGTATAGGGAGTTGAGGTCAAAATTGACAACCCATTCATAAACTCCAGGCTTAGGTTCTTTAACATACGCACCAGCATACTTCTCATCCTTTTGATTTCTTTCCTTTTGTGGAATGGCAATATTCTGTTTTTTAAGATAGTTGTAAATGATTGCATCCCAAGTACGAACTTGATATGCAATGTCACTGAAATTGACCTTAGCATCATAAGCACGGGTTAGACATAGGTCAATAAGTTTCAACTTATCCTCAAGTTTATCAACCAGTTCCACGTCAACGATATTATAGTCAACAAATTTATCCCAATCTTTAGTATAGAACTCTCGGAAAGTATCAAACTCAGAGTGGTCTAATTTCTTCTGTCCCAGTTCTTGTGAGGCAATGTGATCCAATCTATAGCTCTCCTGGTTAGGAGTGGCAGGAGACTTCTTATAAAGATCTAAGTAATCAATTACTGAGATACCTGCAACATCACAAGAGATATTCTTACGACCAGCAATAAAGATTTCATTACGGCGTAAAATATTCCAAGGAGACATCTTTTTCATGGTCTTCTCTCCCATGAGTCTTTCGATGCGACCAGTCAAATATGGAATGTCATAAAATTCACAATTCCATCCAGTGATAACTTCTGGAGTATTAGTTTGCCACCAATCCAAAAATCTATTAATCAGATCGTATTCGTCATGACATTGGATATATGTAAAGTTGGGTCGATCTTGATTAGCATAAGGTTTTGACCCAAACGTAATGACTTTCTTAGTATCATAATCCTGCATCGTAATGAGAAGAAGTTCTTCTGCACAATTAAATGGATCAGGGAATCCACTCTCAGCAGCAACCTCAATATCAATTGTGATCAGTTTAATTTTACCAATGTCAAATTTGATTTCATCCTCAGGATACATCTCGGAAATGTATTGATGAACATATCGTTCATTTCCATATACAGAAAATCC